TCATGATGCTTTTTTGATGTTGGGGAGGTGGCTAAGTTTCCATGCCTGGTAGTCAGCATACATCCATCTTGATGAGCGACCAAGTTTGATCGGCCTGGGGAGTTTTCCGGCATTAATCTGCGAATAAAAATACTTAGCAGTAAATCCAGCGTCCTCCATCATGAACTTCATGTCAATGAGGGAGTCGTCGCGTAGCTCGCGCATTGGTTTTATCTCCGGTTTGGGAATCGAACTGAGAAATGAAACAGGGTAGGAGCCTCATCGAGAGTGAGGCTGTGATCCATCACATCCCCCTCATCTTCTTCATCAAAGCATCCAGAAACTTATTCTCGTTAACCGACTGGAAGCTATTACGCTTCATCAACTCATCTCTTGGCGGCATTGCTCTTTGTCTGCGACGTACTGATAAATCATCTGGGAATATAGATGGATCGTAAGAACGGCCTATCATGATGAAATCTCCGAATCAGTTATTAGACTTAAGTCGTCTGAATAAGCTCTTTACTGCTTGTTCGCTGCGACAAATCTCTTTGCCTATCTCTTTCTTTGTCTTACCAGCAGCCCTAAGACTGACAGCCTTTTCAATTTCACTGTCAGTCCATCTGATGTTTACAAATGCGGTTGGTATAGAAAATTTCTGAGCAAGGTAATAGAACTGGTCAATGTTAATGTTGAGTGAGTCAGCGGCGCGAATTGCAACCATATTTCCTGCAACTTCGCGCATCTGTTTCTCAGATACGTTTATTCTTTTCATGAGTGTTTATTTGATGATGAGTGATGGCTTGCCTATCTTTAGTTGGACACCAGGGATAGATATTCCAGCTTTTAATTGGTGCTTTATTGCCAGCTTGTCAGCCTTAATAGTTGTTTCAAACTCAACGAATTCAGCAGGTATTGATGATGAGTCAAGAATCTCTACTGACTCAGAAGGGGAACGGATTGTTACCTGATGCAAACCTGCTCTGAATTTTTTCTTTCCTGCAGTAATTAACGAGTTAGCTATGTAGGACTGAATGTTGTCTACCTTATTCAGTATCGATGATGCCCTATCATTTAAAGACTTAGCCTCTTCCTTTAGGCGCTCAGCATATCCAGTTTCGTTTTTGCAGATGGCAAGAAGTTGCTCAATTTTATCTGCAAGCTCACCTTCCATGCCTTCTAAGGTGTCTGATATAAGTTCAGGGTCTAAACCCTCATCCATTAATTTTGCGTAGTCATTGGCGATTTCGTAAAGTTTACTCACTAGTCACCTCCAGCTTTGCTTTGCATTCTGCATAGATGGCCTGTACGTTCTGTTGCAACTTCATTCCAGATGTGCGCTTATAGGCGTCAGCAAATATCCGTTTGAGGTCATCCATGGTTTCTGATTGAGCCATTTCGTCGCAAAGAACTTGAACCTGTTCGATGATTTCCTGCTGACGCCGGCGCTCATCTTCACGGATATCCTCTTCCGACTTGTGTGGCATAACAGGCTCAGTCCAAACGCCTTCCTCTTCGTTCAGAACGTGAATTGCGCTATCAAGGCGAGAGGCTTTAGGCCAATACTTACTGGCACGCTTAACGACTGTCTTTCGCGCCATCTCATTCCAGTGATTAACCCATGGGCCCTTATCGCTGAATGCTGCCTTGCTCGTCTTCCTGACAGCCTCAATTTCTGCAAGACTCATCTCTTCAGTAAGATAATCACCTGCAGGCGTCTTAACAGTGCAGTAAACGCCAACGATGTCACCACGTTCACCAAAAGCGTTGTATTTATGTGTCGGAGCCTTATCTAGACCGTTTGACTCATAGGTGTCGTTAGCATGAACAAGCTTTGCCTGACCCCATGATATAACCCCTGACTCCATGGCGATATGCAGCAATCCCATGTAACTAATATCTAGGCACACCATACCGTCGCGAGGAACAAGATAAGCCAACTTGCTTGCCGGATTTAACGTAATTCCAATGGCTGCTACGTTGATAATCGCGTTCTGTGCGCTGGTAGGGTTGGAGAGGGCGGTTTTGGCTAGAAAATCATTCTTCTGGAAATACTGAATAGCGAACTGGCTTTCCTTTGACCATGTAACGCTCTGGTCTGTTAATGCGCCGCAGAAAAGCGGCTCCTGCTGTCTAACAAATTCAACAATTGAGGTCATTCTGCGGCCCATCCATATTTTTCTTCCCACTCTCGCTCAGCCTGGTCATAAGCGATTGCAGTGATAAAATCGTTGTAAGCTTCGCGGCATTTTTCTGATTGAATTGCGAGGCGAAGAACCTTGCTTACTGAGCCAGCTGTAAACTCCAGCGGCTCACCAGGAGCAAGCTCTGTAATTTCCTTTGCGCGATGATCAATCCATTGTTCACGCTGAATGCGAGCCTGATACGCAGACTCCTGTTGTGCATCAATCCTGTCCTGCACGTAATATGCGTTCATATCGCCTCCTGATTTCAGAATGCACGAAGCCCGTCTCTGTAATAGCCGACATGGTTAAGTTGGTTTGTTTATTCGGTTGGTGGGGTGGGGAGTGGCATCCAGTGGGTTACGTCATCGCTGTCGATAGTGTATTTACTAAGCCACGAATCCCATCTATTACCGTTCCACCACATGGATTTAACTTCTTCTCCATCAGTTACAAGCACGTCAGCCATGTCTTCAGGCATCAGCTCGCTACACTTTATCCATTCCATGAATTCCTCCGATACCACGGCATACCAGCCGCAGCTTTCATTTCTTCGTTAGCTTCCATCCATTTAGCACCATCACCATTCTTTCTGGCGATACGCGCCTTAATCTGTGCCAATTTCAAAAGTGTGTGGTTAATTTTCATCTTCAGCACCATTTATATATCGCGAAGATAACAACGCTCCAGATTGCTAAGCATGCAATAAGAGCAATGATGAGAGAGCGACAACCTTTTCTGCTCATTTGTGGTTCCTTATTAAATGGATGTTCAAATCAATCAACTGAGTCAGATGATTCGTTCTTTTCAAACCATTTCTTATCGAAATCATACATGGCTTCTGCTGGAGAATTTCCACACCCAACAACACCGGTCGGTAGATCACCAAAAATAGCCAACCAAGCATTACCGTCTTGCGATAATTCAGGTTTAAACACCACGCATGGCCTGGCTTGTTCAGATGCATATTCTTCGAAAACACAGGCCATGCGATCAAAATAAAAGCTGATTTGAGCATCACGCATCGCACTCTCAATTGCTTGCCCTACGTCTGCGTTACTAATTTTGCTTCTAACTGCGTCATATACAGCCTGATATGTATCACTCATTCTCTTACCCTCATAAAAAAGGCCGCCGGAGCGACCTCAATATCCTGAATATTCACGAAGAGCTTCGATAATCTCTTCGCAGTCTATAAGCAATTCGTCAGGTTCATCTTCTCTTACCTTAAGAGCCTCAATATTCCCCGCTAACTGTCTGAGCATTGCCTGCTGCCAATCAGGGTCAAAACTATCTGGTATATCAATATCCATTTCTATTACCCTCTCTGTTATCCGCAAACCCTAGCTTTGTGAAGAATTCAAGTCCAGATGTATATGCATCAATCAACTCTATAGAATCTGGTTGAGACCTCATTTCCTGTGACCAATGCATCTGTTCTTCTATACCTCGCTTAAGCTTCCCAACAATTACCCGCTCTATATACTCGCGACGACTTTCAAGAAGATCTGGTGTTGCTTTTGTCATGTAGAAATTGAGTTGCTCAATCATTTTCTATCCTCATAAGTTATTTAATTCTTAGTTAAATTAACGGTATCGACTTACCCTTCATCTTCTGCCGGCCTGAGCAGGTAATGCCGCGCTCGCCAGGTTGTTTGTACCAAAGCTTATGATTCTTGCGCTCAACGGCTTCTGCGCGGCTTTCCAGCTGCTCGCGATACTCTGCAAGCACCGTTAAGTTTATCGGGTTCAGTGCGCTTTCTACGCGTGATTTAGGTTTGCGATTCAGCGACAGAACAGGGCGGTTATCAGGTTTAGCGCTTACCCCAACAGACAGGGGATTAGCTGCTTTCCATTCGGCCTGTTTAGCTGCGCGGCGTTCGCGACGGCGTGACTGTGCATCCATAGTGAATCTCCTGTCAGTTAGATTTGGTGGTGAAGGCCGGACGTTACCCCGGCGATGTGTTCCAGTCCGCTCATCCGCGCTACTGTGGGCCACCTTCCTACCCAGCCACGAATTGCTTGTGTTCGTGCACCACGGTGCGTGTCTCCGATTTACCACGCCGCTTCACCCCAAAGCTTTCTGCTTTGAATGCTGCCCTTCTTCAGGGCTCAATTTTTAAGAGCTTCACCGTCCTGGTGAGTAGTGCGTCCTGCTGATGGGTTAAAATTACAAGAAAGATTGTATGAAGTAAACAAGAAATATTGTATTTAGGGGCGAGAAAAACAAACCTCGTTGTTTTTAAACGAAAAATAGTTTGTTTTTATGTTTGGGCGAGATGGGTTTGAGGAAGGGTTAGTTGTCGCAGGAGCCAGCAACATTGCCTACAAAGGCTTTTGTAGATGTTAGTTTTTGCATTTTAGGTATGTTCATTACCTTTGAATACATTACCTTTTTATCATCTGTGATAGACCATGTTTCAACTGTAATTCCGCCGCCTGCTTGATAGCTTCCGATTATGGTGTTGCTAGATAAGGGCACGTAGGTTACGTCAGAAATGCTGGACCCATCCAAGTTTGTTACAGATGCCGCGTTGCCGTTAATGCTTAACTTAATAGCAACGCCAGTCATTCCATCATCTATAAATTTATAGTTGTCATCATTGAAGGAGGATTTCCCCTGGAGGCCGGAGACAATCCAGCAATTTGCATAAGAGAAGGCTGGAATTGATAGCATTATTATGGAGATGATTATTTTCTTCATATGAATTTCACCCTCGCTTCAACGACAACGCCAATGATCTTACAGTTTCCATTGATCGGTATCATCGGCCAGGATGGATTGAGCCCTTTCAAGTACTTCTGCCCACCATCAATAACAAGCTTCTTGAATGTGGCTTCATTGGCGTCCGTTAACTTAGCTACAACCAGACTGCCGTTAGTTGCGTTCCTTCCTGTATCAACAAGCACTATGTGCCCCTCCGGGATGCTTTGACCTACCGGAGAAGTCATGGAGTCGCCTTCTACTCTAAGCCAGAATCCATCACCAAGAATGTGAGTGTCGCTTCCATACCACTCATCAATTTCTTTAAGGTTATATGGCTCACATGCCTCGCACCATGCTCCAGCGCTAACCAGGCTAATCAGTGGATATGCTCTCTTTGGTTCGTTTGGACCAACATAGGTGACATTAGAATCAGATGCATCATTAATAAGCCAATCAACACTTACACCAAGCGCAGATGCAAGCTCTGGCAAAAAACGAGGGCGTTTCGTCTTGCCATTTTCGAGTTGTTCTATTGATTGCTGGGAAGTCCCAACCATCTGAGCCAGATCAGCTTGGTTCAATCCCAGCTGCACTCGCTTACTTTTTACCTTGGAAGAAATGCTCATAAAAACCCCTATAGTTCCCTCCAATCTTCACAAGAAAAACTGTAATTGACAAACAAGTTACTTTGTATGAAAATACAAGAAAGTTTGTTGAAGGAGGCTGTATGCAAACTCTGTCAGACCGCCTCAAAAATAAACGACTAGCAATGAAAATGACTCAGACTGAGCTGGCAACCAAGGCGGGTGTTAAGCAGCAGTCAATCCAGCTGATAGAGGCTGGAGTCACTAAGCGACCTCGTTTTTTATTTGAGATAGCGATAGCCCTTAATTGTGATCCTGTTTGGTTGCAATACGGCACAAAAAGCGGAAAAGCCGCTTAAGTACCACCGCTCTTACACATCCCAGCCCTGAAAAAGGGCATTCATAAAAAGTCTAAACATGACTTTGCGCTCTATGTGCAAGGTCTATTTCTTTGTTTTCAACACTATGGAATTTAACAAATGGAAAACTCAATTAACCGCAACAAGGTCAATGCACGCCGCATTGAATCCTGGTTGCTCAACCGAATCGCCATGAAAGGTGGGAATAACGTAGCCAAAGCAATCGGAGTTGATAAAGCGCAGATCACCCGCTGGAAGGAAAGCTGGTTGCCGAAAATGGCAATGCTCTTAGCCGTTCTGGAGTGGGGAGTTGTTGATGACGATATCGCCAGATTAGCGAAGGAAGTAGCTGCAGTTCTCACTAAACAAAAACGCCCCGTTGCAGCGGAGCGTTCAGAACAGATTTCGATGGAATTCTAATACCGTTCAACGAGGTAATTATATGCGAAACAAGGTTTTTAATCCACCTGAACTGCATAAAGAAGTTAAGCGTTCACGCTACCTTCAATCCATTGACGAGAGAACCATTATCCCGTTTGTGAAACATGCTAGAACGGAGCTTCTGAAGGCTGAAGCAAGGTCGCTTTTGCCTTTTCTTCCGAAAGAAGATGGCCATACATCTATTCCAAATTTCTTCCTAGAGAAGCTAGCTCAACAGGATATATCCGCATCTCAATTCATTGAGGTGCTGTCTATATTTCGTCATGGAGAGTAGGGCATGAACACCGCGATTAATGATGTTGTAGTACCGATAAGACCAGAGTTTAAGGTCGTGGAGCGTCGCGTGGCTGAAATAGAAGATGGCTACACCCGTCTTGCTAATGCCTTGTATGACGAACTGATTGGCGCAGATTTGACGAAGAACCAGAGCAAGGTTGCTCATGCCATTTGCCGCAAGACATACGGATTTGGAAAGAAACTTGATCGAATTTCTGACAGCCAGTTGGCTCAACTTACCAGACTGCCACGGCAGAAGGTTAACAAGGCCAAGAATGAGCTAATCGAAATGAAGGTTATCCTTCGCGAAGGTAGTCAAATAGGGCCTAACAAGAACATATCAGAGTGGGAAATCGAAGGATGTCACTACTCTGGTGATAATGTCACTAAATTGGTGACAAAAGATGTCACCAAAACGGTGACTAGCCTGTCACCAAAACAGAGTCACACAAAAGAAACTATTCAAAAGAAAGAAATAAATAATACCCCCTTACCCCCTAACGGGGGCGGCGACGGGCAGGAAAAGCTTGAACGTAGAAAACCAGAGCGGATTGACTACGAATCATTCCTGGAGGCCTACAACGCAGAGGTCGGTGACAAACTTCCACACGCTGTTGCAGTCAACGAGAAGCGAAAGCGCCGCCTGAAGAAAATAATTCCCCAACTCAAGACCCCAAACGTTGACGGATTCAGAGCTTACGTCCGGGCGTTCGTCCATCAGGCCAAGCCGTTTTACTTTGGCGATAACAACACCGGCTGGACAGCTGACCTGGATTACCTGCTAAGAGACGACACGCTAACCGGCGTTCGTGAGGCTAAGTTTGCTGACAGGGGGATGGCATGAGGCAGGATATCGAAGCCAGCGTGATTGGTGGATTGCTGGTTGGTGGTTTAACGCCTGCAGCGAGTGATGTGCTGGCAAGAACAGATCCGGATGCGTTCACAATCCCGCTCTACCGGAAAGCTTTTGAAGTCATCCGCAAGCAGGCGAGTAACAAGAACCTGATTGACGGACTGATGGTCGCAGAAGAATGCGGCGACGAACACGCCACTGACGTGATGATGACGGCTCGTTCTTGCCCAAGCGCTGCCAATCTCACTGGATACGCAGAAATGCTCTCTGAGCAGCATCAGAAGCGGTTATTTCTGGATGCCATTGACGAGATGAGAGGGCAGGTTAGCAATAGCTCTCTGGATGCTTCTGGTGAAGCAATGGACGCCTTAATCAAGCGCCTTTCAACCATCCGTAAGCCAAAGCATGAAGTCAAACCGGTACGTCTTGGTGAGGTTCTCAACGACTATGCAGAGACGCTGGAAAAACGCCTGTGTAACGGCGATGAATCAGACACGCTGAAGACTGGAATTGCAGAATTGGACGAAATCACCGGGGGCATGAATGCGCAAGACCTGGTTATCATCGCGGCTCGCCCTGGCATGGGGAAAACAGAGTTGGCGCTAAAGGTGGCTGAAGGCGTTGCAAGCAGCGTAATTCCTGGCTCTAACCTCCGGCGCGGCGTTCTGATTTTCAGTATGGAAATGAGCAATCTTCAGATTGTCGAGCGAAGCATTGCCGGAAGAGGAAACATGTCGGTTAGCGTTCTGCGTAATCCGGCAAAGATGGACGATGAAGGATGGGCAAGAGTCTCAGAAGGTATCTGTCACCTGAAAGACCTCGATGTCTGGATGGTAGATGCGTCCAGGCTCAGCGTTGAGGAAATTCGCAGCGTGGCAGAGCGTCACAAGCAGGAACATCCACAGCTATCGCTAATCCTTGTCGACTACCTCGGTCTGATTGAAAAGCCCAAGGCAGACCGAAATGACCTGGCAATCGCTCACATCTCAGGAAGCCTGAAGGCGATGGCGAAAGACCTGAAGACTCCCGTTATCTCCCTAAGCCAGCTTTCTCGTGATGTTGAGAAACGACCAGGAAACAAACGACCTACCAACGCAGATTTACGCGACTCTGGAAGCATTGAGCAGGATGCAGACAGCATAATCATGCTCTACCGAGAAGCTGTGTATAACGAAAACAGCCCAGCGGCTCCATTCGCAGAAATCATCGTAACTAAAAACCGATTCGGAACGCTCGGGACGGTTTATCAGCGCTTCATCAACGGTCACTTCCATTCATGCGACCAGGAAGAAGCAAGACGCATATCAACCACGCAACAGGCGCAAGGTAAACGCTACGCGAAGGGAGCAGACGTATGATTGACTCACTTAAACAACGCATCATCAACTACGTAAAACAAAACCAGCCGGTATCCATACCTGTAGCAGCAAAAGATATCGGCATTGCTGTTTACTCGTTCAGGAAGATTAAGAAAGAGATGGAGAACAAAGGGCTTCTGTTCTCACGTCAGGGATTCGGCCTGTTTGAAAGCGAAGAGTATTACAACGAATACGTAAAGGTTGAGGGAAAGAAACGTATGCAAGCCTTCCGGGCGCATGGATTGCAGAAGGAAAAATACGACGTTGTAGATGGCATTGATACCAGAAAAGCCATCATGTCAGTTATCGATCGCGTTACCACACCAATGACATGCGGTGAAATTGGAAAGATGTGCGGAGTTGGCACAAAGGCAGCATACAGGATTGTGTCAGAGCTATGTGACCTGGGAACGCTGGTCCATGACGGCGGCGCATACGGAAGAAGATTCATCCTTGCCTCAGAAGGTGGGGTGAGTGATTTCGACTCAAAAGAAGTGTCTCGCCGGCCAAAAGGATTCAGGAAGTACAACCCCAAGCGAAACGGCGTCGTTCAGGATTATCTGAATAGCCCGGCGCGACAGAGAATCATGATGATTTACGGGAGGGTTTGATGACAGGAAATAATATCTACACAGAAAACAAACCAAGGTTCTACCGCAAGGTAAGACTAGTTTACCAGGATGAAAACAAAACGTGCGTTTATGCCATTCACAATAATAAATGGAGCGTTTTCGATACTAAAAACTTCCGCAAAAACTTCACTAAACATATTCCGGAGGTGTGACATGCATGAAGTCTACATCGCTGAGAACCTTATAGGGCTGATTGTGATAATCGGCCTTTTTTACGACCTAACAAAAGCAAATTAACAGGCTCGCATATCGCGGGCCTTTTTTATGAGGGTAATAAACATGAATAACGAACTCACAGCAGCACTGTTAACTATCGAGAAATGCCGCGAGCTTTCAAGCTGCCCGACTGACGTAGACCTGCAGGACTGGGTGAAGCAGTTGGCTGCGGAGAATGTGGCGCTGAAGGCGACGAGTGATGATCGCCGCATATTCATCATGAACGGGGTGCAGTTGGGTTATATCAAGGTACCAACAGTTGAAACAGATCCGGCACTAGAAACCATTCGTATTGCTGTATCTCCGCAAGAGCCAACCCCCGCCACCGATCGCATCGTAGCCGGGATTAAGGCTGATGGGGTGGCGTTGGTTAAGTCAGCATTTGAGGAGCATATCCAGTCCACATCCTGCTGTCAGGATGAAATGGTTGGAATGGAATCAGCGCTGAGCATTGCATGCCAAGTAGAGTCGCAGCTGCGCGAGGGGGCCGACAAATGAGCAAGTCATACATCGTGATTCTGCAATACCTGTGGTGCAACGAAACTGGTGGAGGAATTGAATACACCTCTGACTGCGTCAAATTTGATAAGCGCGATGAGGCTATCAGGCACGGATTTAAGCTGCGTGACAGCGACGATTTCAACATCGGCGTTATCGAGGGCGGCAACCTGGTTTCGTTTGACTGGATGGATAAGCCGGTTGGTGAAAGCGGAGAAACGCTGGCGCAGATTGCCGAGCTTATTGGTCTGGGGGATGCATCTGACCTACGCGAGGGGGCAGACAAATGATCCACTTCCACGGAGGGCCAATCACGCCAGATACCTGTGCGTTGAAGGCGTGGAAGGGGCGCCATGCGTTCATTAGCTTTGCAAACGCTGGTCAGTTAGCACTGGCTAGCGAGGTTACTCAATCATTTGCTCTGGATAACGGCGCATTCAGCTTCTGGACGAAAAAACGCGTGGTGGACTGGAACGAATATTACGACTTTGTCGCAAAGTGGATGAACCATCCTCGATTTTCCTTTGCTGTAATTCCTGACGTCATCGGAGGAACGAGTGAGGAGAACGATGCACTGATTGCCGAGTGGCCTCACGGTAAAATTATCGGCGCACCTGTGTATCACTTCAATGAACCGGATGAACGCTTCATCCGCCTGTGCCATGAGTTCCCGCGGGTATGCATCGGTTCAATGGGAGAGTACGACGCGAAGCGCCCTCGAGCTTGTCGGGCGAAACTCCGGGACCTAATCCGCCATGTCGTGGACAAGAATGGCTATCCAATTACCAAACTGCATGGCCTGCGGATGCTGAATAAAGATATCTTCATGCACATACCTCTTTCATCGGCGGACAGCACTAACATTGCCAGAAATATCAATATTGATAAGTACTGGGAAAAAACCCCTTATAGAACATCTAGTAAAGAGACTAGAGCTTGGGTTTTAGCTGAACGAATTGAATCAAACAACAGTGCCAGTGCGCTCAACTATAACGCCGAACGCGACCGCTTTATGCCGCAATTGGCCTTTGAGATTTAGGGAGTCAACTATGACTGATATCACCAGGCTTTTAGCCAGCCTCAAGCGCCGATCAGCCCACGTAAAAGAATTCGGCGACGATATTACGTTTGTAAAGCTCGAAGACCTCGACGCGCTGGTAGAGGCGCTGGAGAAGGCGCAGAGCAAGCTGGCCAAAATCAAGTCAAATTCATGCCATGTCGATACGTCAGATGGGGCCTTTATTCCAAACTCTCTTGATGCATGGGGCCGACCAGTGCCTCAGCACCTCCCTTACGACTTTTCTGGAAATCCAGGCGCCAGCGCAACGCAGTACTGTAACGGCTGGAACGACGCCGGTGGCTACTGGCTTAACTACGTTCGCGAGCTGGAATCCCGCACCGTCACCGTTAAGCTGCTGAAAGACCATGTTGACGACGCCGACCTCTTTGGCTGGGGAGTTGTTGTTGTTCCACTTGAGGTTCTCAAAGAAGCCTGTGCTGATGCTGGCGTTACTGTGGAAATTACCGCCGCTGGCATCAAGTGGGAGGCTGAGTGATGCGTAAATCATCAACGGCAATTGCAGTTGCTCTTGCCTCGATAGGGACAGCTTCTGTGGCGTGGGATAGAACTATTTGCGCACTTCAACCGCAATCATATCCAGTCTCAAGCCGCCATACAGGGAAAGCCGCAGAACGCCGTAATGCCAAGCGCCGCAGGAGAGCTAAGTAATGACCAAATCAACCATAACCAGAGAGCCAATTACTCACTACCTGAAAATTTACCCGGAGTTCTTCTCTGCTGTGTGTACTGGGGTTAAGCGTGCGGAACTGCGTAAAAATGACCGTGATTATCGTGTTGGCGACACTCTTCACCTGATGGAAACTCCGCGCGGTAGTTGTCATCAAACGGGAGAGTTTATCAATGTGGAAATCACCCATATCGCAGACGTTGGTGAATGGATGCCGGGTTATGTCCTGCTGAGCATCGAGAGAGAGGCTTTGGATAGCGAGTCGGTGATATTGTACCGGGAGCGCAATCCTTACAACGGTTTAACCACGGGCTGGCAAGAGCTTACTGAAAATGAGTTCTCATTCCTCAAAGAAAATGCCGGGGAAAATGCAGAGTTCCTCACACTCTATCGCCACGCGCAGCAGCCGGTAGTGCCGGATGAAATAACTTCGGCAAGTGCACCAGAGGTATTCGAGATAGCCGCAGAAGCTGAGCGGCTTGGTTTGCGTGGTACTTATGCTTCATACGCGGTTGGTTGGAATGCCTGCCGCGCCGCCATGCTTCAGGCTGAACCTGTAACGACGGCTAACAAGTTGCCGCCAAATTCATTCACGGATGATGAACTTGAGGGGATGGCTCACGGCAATAATCCGCAATCGAACGCCTATCGTGAGCTACTGGCATATAGGCGCAACTCTCCGGTAATTCCGGATGCATGGATTCCGGTAAGCGAGCGCAACCCAAATGATATTGGGCGTTACTGGTGCTATGTGGAAGACCAAAAGAGCCATGGAAAATATAGCTACCAGTGGAATTGTTCATGGAATGGAAGCTATTGGAGTGGCGCTATGATGCACGGCCGCGTTACCCACTGGATGCCGCTGCCAGCCGCCCCGCAGGAGGTTGGCGATGCCTAAATCCCCAGCAGAACGCAAAGCCGCGCAGGAGGTAATGAGTGCAAGATTTCATCCTGCACGAAACGAATAAAGCTCAACTCTGGTCACTTCTCAAAGAAATCCTCTCTACCGGCAAGCGCTGGCGCATAAAAATATCTGAGTATCGCGAGCGACGTTCGCTCCCACAAAATAGCCTCCTCTGGAAATGGAACTCTGAAATAGCAGAGCAACTAACTGCTGTTGGTTCAGATAGCTTTTCCGATGAGGAGGTTCATGAGTGGCTAAAAGATATGTATTGCCCAGCCAAGCCGGTGACTATTTCAGGAATGACCAGGTACGTTAAATCAACCCGTAGACTGGATATCGGAGAGATGCACAAGTACCTAACCGACATTGACCAGTGGGCTTACCAGAAGGGATTGCGACTGACTATCCCAGATAGTTGTGAGTATCGTGAATTACAACGGAGGCAGAACGAGTGAGCCGACGAAGTCCACACAGATAGTTTTAGATAGCCTCATATTCACACCCACCAAGCGCAGTAAATCCAGAAAGAAACCCATCCCAACACAAAGCCAGGTTAAGACGTTTGATTACGTCCACGGCCTGTTGCAATCCAAATGGAACAGAATGAGGAAAACCCGATGAGCTCTGTTGATGACGAGTATGCAGACCGACTTGCCGACCTTCTCGAAGATATGGAAGGTGACGGCGTTGATTCTGTAGGAATGATTATGAACTGGGTCGCTGGGTTTGTGCAGGGAAGGCTAGAAGGTCAAGAAGCCAGTGCATACATGTATCAGTTCGAAGATGTCGACATGATCATCCAGTTACAGGAACCGGAAGAAACCACAGCAGCGAGGTTGCATTGATGCTTAGCCCAGAGCAAATAGCTCAGTATCACGCTGAAAGTAATTGCCGCGCCGGCTACTGTATGCAATGCAAGACGAAGCTAACTATGGCTGAGGTGCATGTATGCGATGCCTGTGCAATATCACTTTACGCTGACCCTAACGGATTTATGACGGAGGAAGATGATGGCTAAAGGCAAAACGCCGAAGCCCAAAACTTGCCCCATCTGCTCAACTGAATACATCCCTCGAAGTTCTCTCCAGAAAGTTTGTCACAACTACAAATGCGCTCTCGAATTCAATCGCCTAACAGACGAGAGATTAGCTATGCGTGAAATTCGCAAGCAGGAGAGGCTACAGCGCATCGAACTTAAAGAGAGAAGGGAAAGGCTCAAGAGGAAATCAGAGTGGAACAGAGAGGCCCAGGCTGCGGTTAATAAGTTCATATTCTGGAGGGATTACGGCAACAGGTGCATTTCATGCGGGTGCCAACTTAACTATGGCGTCCGTGGTGGTGCAGTGGATGCAAGCCATTATCGCTCAAGAGGTGCGGCTCCATGGCTGCGCTTCAATGTATTTAACAACAACTCAAGCTGTGTTCGCTGCAACAGACAGTTATCTGGAAACATCATCCCCTACCGAATAAACCTCATTGAGAAGTACGGGCCTGAGATTGTCGATCGCATTGAGAACGACAACAAGGTCAGGAAATTCAGCATTGATTATCTGAAAAGAGTTAAGGCGATATTCACACGCCGGGCTCGTCATTACGAAAAGCTACGCAAGCGTCTTATGGAGACCGCAGCATGAATAACGTAACTGATATCCAAGCAGTCAAATGGCAGCGTCACGCAGATGAGCAATCACTTAAATCGCTCGATGCAAAGATTAAAGACGCTGAAAAGGCACTGGTGATTCTGCTTCATCATCGCCGGGAGTTGATGAGTCGCCTGGATTTGAATAAGCCTGATGGAGGCGATGCAGCATGAACTTGGAAAATGCAGTCAAATTTCACTTTGCCAAGTCTACGCAGATAAACGATGCGCCACGCACAACATCCTCAGACGCATTAACCGGTACTGATGTGATGGCAGCCATGGGGATGACACAAAGTCGCGCCACGTTGGGTTACAGCGCGTTTCTAGGGAAGATGGAAATCAGCAGCAATGACCGTGAGAAAGCTATTGAACTGCTGACCAAATATGCACTTGAACATTGCGATAAGGTTGCCGCCTTACGTAAGCTCGGAAGTGATATTAAGCCAAAAGTAATGCAAATTCTCGCAACATATGCATTCGCTGACTACTCCCGAAGCGCGGCAAGCTCGCGAACCTGTGATTGCTGTAATGGTGAAAAGTTTATTGAAGTAGAGGTATTCGCCAACAAGGTTCACACTCCGAGAATTGAAAAGGAGTTCGTGAAAATGTCTAAGCGCATGGGCGTAGAAGACATCCATCCATCAGCATATGAAGTCCACCGCAGCATTCGCGAAGTAGAGCGTGTTTTATGCCATAAGTGTAAAGGTAAGGGGGTACTTACCAATGCATGCCAGTGCAATGGAAAAGGTGTTGTGGTAGACAAAGAGAAAACTATTCTACAGGGCGGAGTTCCTGCATATAAAACGTGCGGGCGCTGCAATGGTCGTGGTTATGCTCGATTGCTTCCTGATAGTGTTCGTCAGTATATCTGCGCAACGGTGATTGATGTTCCTGAAACTACATGGCGAAGGTCATACAAGGATTTCTTTGAAAGTCTGGTTGGTGAGTGCATTAAGCAGGAGGAATATGCAAACCAGATGCTAAGCAAAGTCACTAAGTGATAAATGTTTTCTAAGAAATAGGATTTATCTAGAAAATCACACTTTACAAAGTGGCGATATTTGTTTAATCTGAAATCAATGATGGAGTAGTGCATTCATTCGATAGCCCTGAGTTAATCACTCGGGGCTTTTTCATTTCTGTAATCCGGTCAGGACTTTTGAGTTAATGCGTGCTGCACGACACGTTGACACTCATACGCGAGAGTCCTGAACCAGATTGCATCAGCGCAACAGGTAAGAGCATTGAGAACCGCCGAGACTGCCTGAAATGAAGGTAAGTCCGTGCAAACGTCATGCAGTGCTCTTTCCGTTGTGGTGAATGCGCAGGCTGATGCGCTACGAAATGGCTGGACCAGTTCAGCAAAGCCGGAGATCAGCACCGGCCACCACAGCCAAATCCACCAAAAGCAAAACCGTTGTTCATCCTTACCATTCCCTCAGTATTTTGGGCTACAACCCTCAGCCCATTTTTTAAAGCGTACTTCCACCAAGAACCAGACCTAACCAACTCATTGCTGACACTCTGTGGCTACGGTGGTCTAGTGCGCTTCAAAAAAGAAAACCCAGCTCTGTGGCTGGGTTTCGTGATATGAGCGGCATGTATTGTTGGCGCAATCCACGCCTGATTTGCTCATGAATGCGGTCACGAACAAACCCGTTACAAATCAACCGTAACCCGGATTTGTTCAAGCGACCATATCCATAATTCCTAATTTGAACAGATCCCCTTCTGGGGGTAAGACATGAAGATGCCCGAAAAACATGACTTGCTATCCGCTCTTATGGCGGCAAAGGAACAAGGCATAGGGGCAATCCTTGCGTTTGCAATGGCGTACCTTCGCGGCAGATACAATGGCGGTGCGTTTACGAAGACTGTAATCGACGCAATGATGTGCGCCATTATCGCCTGGTTCGTTCGTGACCTTCTCGACTTCACCGGCCTGAGTAGCAACCTCGCTTACATCGCAAGCGTGTTTATTGGCTATCTCGGAACTGACTCGATTGGATCGCTTATCAAACGCTTCGCCGCTAAGAAAGCCGGAGTAGATGATGCAAATCAGCAGTAACGGAATCACCAAACTAAAACGCGAAGAAGGCGAGAGGCTTAAGGCTTACCCTGATAGCCGTGGAATCCCGACAATCGGCGTGGGCCATACAGGCAATGTTGATGGAAAGCCTGTAACTCTTGGAATGACCATCACAGCTGATAAGTCATCTGAGCTTCTGAAAGCTGACTTGCGATGGGTGGAAGATGCAATCAGCAGCCTGGTACGCGTTCCACTGACTCAAAACCAGTATGATGCGCTCTGCAGTTTGATATTCAACATTGGTAAATCTGCGTTTGCAGGCTCTACTGTTCTGCGCCAACTAAACCTGAAGAATTACCAGGCAGCGGCTGATGCATTCCTGATGTGGAAGAAGGCAGGTAAAGATACTGAAATCCTACTCCCACGGAGGCAGAGAGAAATGGCTCTGTTCCTGTCATGAGCAGATTGACCGCAATCATCGTTGCCGTAGTTGTCTGCATCCTTGCGTCGCTTGGTTGGGCTGTAAATTACTATCGTGACAATGCCACCGAATACAAGAAACAGCGCGATGAGAAAACCCAGGCGCTTAATCTGGCTAATGCCACCATCACCGACATGACAGCCAGGCAGCGCGATGTTGCTGTGCTGGATGCCAAATACACACAGGAACTGGCAGATGCTAAAGCTGAAAATGCTGTTCTGCAGCGCAAGCTTGATAATGGTGGTCGGGTGCTCGTCAAAGGAAAATGCCCATTGCCAGTCGCAACCCAAACCGCCGACTCCGCCAGCATGGGCGATGATGCCACCGTCGAACTCACTTCAGTTGCTGGACGAAACGTTCTCAGTATCAGATCCGGAATCGTCAGTGACCAAACAGCATTGAAAGCGCTACAGGAATACATTCGCACTCAATGCTTGAGGTGATGTATGAAAAAGCGAGAGCGAGAAATAACTCTGCTCTATGGAATGTCTCTCATACGTGACGATGTTCTCAACCATCCAGTCTACAAGCCAACATTCAAAGACAAGCTAATCGAGTTTATCTATCACGCCCTGCACATCATCGCTGCGGTGATTGTTGCTGTCGTGTCTATAGGCTTCCTGGTTATCTCGTCTAATTACCTCTAACCATCTGGAGCCACAAAATGGCAGAGATTACTTCTATGACCGAAGAACAAACGTTCAAGCTTGAGATTTACAAATTGGTTGCCAACCAGAATGCGGCCGCAGAAGAAGCTTTCGCCTTTATTGGCACAGACCAGTTGAAGCTTGAGTTGTTCAAGATTCACTACAACAGCGGCGGCGCAAATCCAGACTTCACATCGCGCACTATCGAAGCCGTTCGTAAGGCAAAAGAAGCTCTCGACTTGTTTAACTCAGGAGTCTGATATGCCACTTAAAAAAGGTCGAAGCAAAAAGGTTATCGGTGAAAACATCGCAACCGAAATCAAACCTGGTAAGCCAAAAGACCAGGCGATCGCCATTGCTATGAATAAGGCTGGCAAGAATCCATCCCCGAAGAATGACCCATACAAACCAGATGGTATACGTGGCAAGAAGAAACCAAAGAAAGGAGCTAAGTAATGGCTATTACCGAAATTCAAACAGCAACGTCTGGCTCTGTTGCTGGTCTTGTTCCAGTGGTTAAGGCGCATATCGCTGCTTCTCGCTTTCCTAATGGCGGGTTGGTAGGCGTTAAAGCTACATCTACCAAAACAGAATACTTCCAGGTGGTAGCAGCAGGCGGTACAGCTGCAACAGACTACGACATCGTGGTAAGTACAGATCGCGCTGATTTCACTACCAAGTGCAACGCAAAGATTACCGCCGGCTTTCTGCCGCTGGGTGATATGAGCGTTATCCAGTTAACCCCTGGGCGTTTGGTTGAATACGCACAGGCATTCACTAAGGCTTAATTATGGCTCGCCCAACTAAGTATCAAGAGGCGTATGCCGAACAGGCTCGCAAGTTGTGCTTGTTGGGCTATACCGATGCTGAGCTTGCTGACTTCTTCGAGGTTAGTGAGGCGACAATCAACAACTGGAAACTAGAACATTCTGAGTTTTTAGAGTCCATAAAAAAGGGAAAGGCAATTGCCGACGGAAATGTCACAGATCGCCTTTACCAGAGAGCAATGGGTTTTGTTGCCCCGGATGTTGATATCCGTGTAATCGAAAACAAAATCGTCGAGACGCCGCTCGATAAGTATTACCCGCCGGATACAGCAGCAGCTATTTTCTGGCTTAAGAACCGTCAGAAGGATAAGTGGCGTGATAAACAAGACCATGAGGTTACCGGCAAAGACGGTGGCGCCATCCAGATTGAAACATCACCTATGAGCACGCTATTTGGAAAATGACAACGATTAACCCTATCTTCCAACCGTTCATCGAGGCGCATCGCTACAAAGTCGCTAAGGGCGGTCGAGGTAGTGGTAAGTCCTGGGCAATAGCTCGCCTGCTTATAGAGGCGTCCCGCCGTCAACCTGTACGCATACTTTGCGCTCGCGAATTGCAGAACAGCATCAGCGACTCGGTAATCCGATTGCTTGAGGACACGATAGAGCGCGAAGGTTATGCGGCTGAGTTCGAAATACAGCGCTCAATGATTCGGCATCTCGGTACTAATGCTGAATTCATGTTCTACGGCATCAAAAATAACCCAACTAAGATTAAATCCCTGGAAGGGATAGACATCTGTTGGGTAGAAGAGGCTGAGGCTGTAACGAAGGAGTCGTGGGATATCCTGATTCCAACCATCCGAAAGCCTAACTCTGAAATCTGGGTCAGTTTCAACCCGAAAAACATTCTCGACGATACCTATCAGCGCTTCGTTGTTGACCATCCGGATGATATCTGCCTGCTGACGGTGAACTACACCGACAATCCGCACTTTCCTGAGGTTCTCCGGTTGGAGATGGAGGAGTGCAAGCGGCGCAATCCAACTCTCTATCGTCACATCTGGCTAGGTGAGCCGGTAAGCGCAAGTGATATGGCAATAATCAAACGTGAATGGCTTGAAGCGGCAACAGATGCGCATAAGAAGCTTGGATGGAAAGCAAAGGGCGCTGTAGTTTCTGCGCACGATCCATCAGATACCGGCCCAGACGCTAAGGGTTATGCATCGCGCCACGGCTCTGTAGTGAAGAGAGTTCTCGAAGGCTTACTGATGGATGTGAATGAAGGCTCTGACTGGGCTACTTCTCAGGCCATTCAGGATGGAGCAGACCACTACCTTTGGGATGGTGACGGAATTGGGGCTGCATTGCGCAGGCAAACTACTGATGCATTCAGTGGCAAGAAGATAACCGCTACGATGTTCAAGGGTAGCGAGTCACCATTTAACGAAGACGCGCCATATCAGGCCGGAGCTTGGGCTGATGAAGTGGTGCAGGGTGACAATATCCGCACTATCGGCGATGTGTTCAGAAACAAGCGGGCGCAATTCTATTACACGCTGGCTGACAGGCTGTATCTGACTTATCGCGCAGTAGTTCATGGCGAATATGCCGACCCAGACGATATGCTTAGTTTCGACAAAGAAGAAATAGGCGAGCATATGCTAGAAAAGCTATTCGCCGAACTCACTCAGATACAGCGCAAATTTAACGGTAATGGCAAGCTTGAGCTCATGACTAAGGTAGAAATGAAGCAGAAGCTTGGTATTCCATCCCCTAACTTGGCAGACGCACTAATGATGTGTATGCACTGCCCGGCATTAGCTCCAGAAGAAACGGACATCTACGTTCCCTCATCCTCCGGTTGGTGAAAATGGCAGAGACATTAGAGAAAAAACATGAGCGTATCATGCTCAGGTTTGACCGCGCCTATACGCCGCAGCAAGACGTGCGCGAAAAGTGCATTGAGGCTACGCGATTCGCTCGTGTCCCTGGCGGTCAATGGGAAGGAGCAACAGCAGCTGGAACCAAGCTTGATGACCAGTTCGAGAAGTACCCTAAGTTTGAAATTAACAAGGTGGCCACTGAGCTTAACCGCATCATTGCTGAGTACCGGAACAACCGCATCACTGTGAAGTTTCGCCCTGGCGATAAAGAGGCCAGTGAAGAGTTAGCCAACAAGCTGAATGGCCTGTTCCGCGCTGACTACGAAGAGACGGATGGTGGAGAGGCTTGCGATAACGCATTCGATGATGCCGCAACGGGTGGCTTTGGCTGCTTCCGTTTAACTTCTATGCTGGTCAATGAATACGACCCAATGGATGAACGCCAGCGCATTGCCATCGAGCCTGTTTACGATCCTTCACGCTCCGTATGGTTCGACCCTGACGCGAAGAAGTACGACAAATCAGACGCTCTGTGGGCGTTCTGCATGTACTCACTGTCACCTGAGAAGTACGAAGCTGAATATGGCAAGACACCTCCAGCATCGCTCGATGTAACCACGATGACCAGTTGGGAATACGACTGGTTTGAGCCCGAAGTTGTTTACATCGCCAAGTATTACGAGGTGCGCAAAGAGTCTGTAGATGTCATAAGCTATCGCCAGCCAATCACTGGCGAGATTGCTACCTACGACAGCGATCAGATTGAAGATATCGAAGACGAGCTGGCACTTGCTGGGTTCCAGGAGGTTGCGCGTCGCTCCGTTAAACGCCGCCGTGTTTATGTATCAGTGGTGGATGGTCAGAACTTCCTTGAGAAACCTCGGCGCATTCCTGGCGAACATATCCCGCTTATCCCGGTATATGGGAAACGCTGGTTCATCGACGATATAGAGCGTGTAGAAGGTCACATTGCAAAAGCGATGGACCCGCAGCGCCTCTACAACCTTCAGGTTTCAATGCTGGCCGACACGGCGGCGCAAGACCCCGGACAAATACCCATCGTCGGTATGGAGCAAATACGGGGCCTTGAGAGGCACTGGGAAGCTCGCAACAAGAAACGTCCTGCGTTCCTGCCATTGCGTGAAGTGAAGGATAAAGCCGGGAACATCATTGCAGGCGCTACCCCGGCAGGGTATACGCAGCCGGCAGTCATGAATCAGGCTTTGGCGGCGTTACTGCAGCAGACCAGCGCGGACATTCAGGAAGTAACCGGTAGTAGTCAGGCAATGCAGCAGATGCCTAGCAATATCGCGCAGGAAACGGTTAACAACCTGATGAACCGCGCAGATATGGCCTCGTTCATCTACCTGGACAACATGGCTAAGAGCCTGAAGCGAGCCGGTGAAGTGTGGCTGTCAATGGCTCGCGAGGTTTACGGTTCAGATCGCGAGGTGCGCGTCGTCAACGAAGACGGAACCGATGACATTGCGCTGATGAATGCGCAGGTTGTTGACCGACAGACTGGACAAGTTGTCGCACTGAATGACCTTTCAACCGGTCGTTACGATGTCACCGTTGATGTCGGGCCAAGCTATACAGCACGGCGTGATGCAACAGTTGCAGCGCTAACAAGCGTGCTGAGCACCATGGCACCTCAAGACCCAGATGCTGGCATCATTCGCGGCCTGATTATGGAAAACATGGATGGCGAGGGTCTTGACGATTACAAGGAATACAACCGTAACAAGTTGCTTACCGCAGGAATCGTCAAGCCACGCAATGCCAAAGAGCAGGCGCTTGTTCAACAAGCTCAAGCAGCAGCGCAAAGCCAGCCAGATGCGAATATGGTACTGGCGCAAGCTCAAATGGTCGCAGCTCAGGCAGAAGCACAGAAAGCCAACAACGAGACAGCGCAGACTCAAATCAAAGCATTCACAGCCCAGCAGGATGCAATGGAGAGTCAAGCCAATACCGTCTACAAACTGGCGCAGGCCAGAAACATCGACGACAAAGCAGTCATGGAAGTAATCAGGCTTCTCAAAGATGTCGCCGAATCCCAACAGCAACAAATCACATCACCACAGCCACCGACAGGCTCACTGTCGAGTTAATCAGGAGTAATCAATGGAAAGCGAACTGATCATCGACGGTCAGGTTATTGACCTGTCTGAAAAACAGGAATCAGCCGAAGAAGTGACCACTGAGCAACAAGAGCGGCCTGAGAAGAAAGACCAGGACGATACTGAGCAAGAGGTTACTGCCGAAAGTGAACAGGCCGAAGAGCAGCCGGATGAATACTCCCTGCATATCGGTGATGAAGAAATCCCACTTACTGAAGAGGATGACGATCACGTTGATGGTCAGCCAGCCCCCAAGTGGGTGAAAGATTTACGCAAGAACAATCGCGAGAAAGATAAAGAATTACGGGAACTGCGTCGCCAACTTGAGGAGATTCAATCCAAGCCGGCAGAAGTGCAGCAACCACAATCAGACGCATTACCTCCAAAGCCGACTCTTGAGTCGTGCGACTACGACGAGGCAGCGTTTGAACAGGCAGTGACTGACTGGCATGAGAAAAAGAGCCGTGCCGAGCAGCAGAAGCAACAGCATGAACGTCAGCAGCAGGAATATCAGCAACGCTTCCAGCAGCGAGTAGAAGCTCATAAGCAACGAGCAGCAAAGCTCCCGGTGAAAGATTACCTGGAGATGGAAAGCATCGTTCTTAGCGAGCTCAAGCCTATTCAGCAGGAAATTATTATTCATGCAGCAGACGAGGGTTCAGAACTGATCGCCTATGCGCTCGGTAAAAACCCACAACTACGCCAGCGTGTAGCCGCTGAGACAGACCCAATTCGCGCAGCATTTCTCTTAGGTCAGATTAGCAAGCAAGTTAGCCTTGCACCGAAACCCAAGAAAGCCATCAAACCAGAGCCGGAAGTTCGCGGTGGCGGCGCTGATGCGAAACAAGACGACTTCAACAAACTCTGCCCCGGCGCAAAAATCGAATAAAGGAAACTGCTAAATGGCTACTAACAACCTCGACAGTAACGTCAGTCAAATCGTTCTGAAAAAATTCCTGCCGGGCTTCATGTCCGACCTGGTTCTCGCTAAAACTGTAGACCGCCAACTGCTGGCAGGTGAAATTAACTCCAGCACCGGTGATAGCGTCAGCTTCAAGCGTCCGCACCAGTTTGCATCACTGCGTACCGCAACCGGTGATATCTCAGGACAGGCAAAGAACAACCTGATCTCTGGCAAAGCGACCGGGCGTGTAGGTAACTACATCACTGTTGCCGTGGAGTACGGACAACTGGAAGAAGCGATCAAGCTAAACCAACTGGACGAAATCCTCGCTCCTGTTCGTCAGCGCATCGTTACCGACCTGGAAACTGAACTCGCCAAGTTCATGATGAACAACGGTGCACTTTCTCTTGGGAGCCCAAACACCCCAATCAACAAATGGTCAGATGTCGCACAGACCGCGTCTTTCCTGAAAGATTTGGGCGTTGAAGAAGGCGAGAACTATGCAGTAATGGACCCATGGTCAGCACAGCGCTTGGCTGATGCTCAGTCTGGTCTGCATGGCTCTGACAAGCTGATTCAAACCGCATGGGAGCAGGCGCAGATCTCTTCTAACTTCGGCGGCATCCGAGCACTTATGTCTAACGGCCTGGCATCTCGCACTCAAGGCGCGTTCGGTGGCACTCTGACTGTTCAGACTGCACCTACCGTAACCTATAACGCAGTGAAAGATACCTACCAGTTCACTGTAACGCTGACTGGCGCAACTGCTTCTGTTACCGGCTTCCTGAAAGCAGGCGATCAGATTAAGTTCACCAATACCTACTGGCTGCAGCAGCAGTCTAAGCAGGTTCTGTATAACGGTTCCGCACCGATTAGCTTCACTGCAACCGTTTTAGCTGATGCCAACTCCACCGCAGGTGGCGCAGTTACTGTAACGCTGTCTGGCGTGCCGATTTATGACACCACCAACCCGCAATACAACGCTGTTAGCCGTCAACTTGCAGCAGGCGATGCCGTAACCGTCATCGGTACTGCAGGTCAGACGATGAAGCCGAACCTGTTCTATAACAAGTTCTTCTGCGGCCTTGGCACCATCCCGCTGCCTAAACTGAACAGCATCGACTCTGCTGTTGCTACATACGAAGGGTTCTCCATCCGTGTTCACAAATACTCGGACGGCGACGCTAACGTTCAGAAGATGCGTTTCGACTTGCTGCCGGCATATGTCTGCTTCAACCCTCACATGGGTGGACAGTTCTTCGGCAATCCGTAATCACAAGGGGCTTCGGCCCCTTACTTTTTGAGGAGATGACATGGATCGCATGAGTGTTTTCCTTACCGCAGATAACGAGGCTGGTCACGTACAGGCAGTTATCGCAGAAAAAGACTTCCCGATTTACGAAAAGCTAGGCTTCGTTGCATCAGTAGACGACCTGAAGCCAGCAACCAAGCGCGGACGTAAGGCGGCAGATAATGGCAACGACTCTGACAAAGGGTGACATCGTACTTTTCGCCCTTAGAAAGCCAGCAATTGCATCAAATGCGTCACTTACCGACGTTGAGCCTCAGTCAGTTGAGGACGCCATTCAAGACCTCGAAAATATGATGTACGAGTGGCAGATTAATCCTGGAGATATCGGCTACCTGTTTGCTGCAGGTGGCGAAGAACCTTTACCCGATGATGATTCAGGATTGCCTCGGAAATACATGCAGGCTGTCGGTTATCAGCTGATGTTGCGCATCCTTTCAGATTACAACCTTGAACCTTCTTCCGGTGTGCTGACAAACGCACAGCGCTCATACGACGCGCTGCTCACCGATACGTTGGTTGTGCCATCAATGCGCCGGCGCGGTGACTTCCCTGTTGGTCAGGGCAACAAGTACGACGTATACACAGCCGATCGTTATTACCCTGGCGACCTACCGCCAATTGATGGCGATGTGCCAAATCCATAGGTGAGTAAATGCCAATTCAGCAACTTCCATTGATGAAAGGAGTCGGCAAAGACTTCAAGAACGCCGACTATATCGACTATCTCCCGGTAAATATGCTTGCTACGCCCAAAGAGGTGCTAAACAGCAATGGTTATTTGCGCTCATTCCCTGGCATATCAAAACAAAGTGATGTTAACGGTGTATCACGTGGTGTTATCTACAACACCGCTCAAAATTCCGTGTATCGTGTTTTAGGCGGTAAGCTCTATAAGTCACAGAGTGAAGTTGGCGATGTTGCTGGTAGTGGTCGTGTATCGATGGCGTTTGGCCGCACATCACAGGCTGTATGCGTTAACGGTTCGGTGATTGAATATCGCTATGACGGAACCACAAAAACTATAGATAACTGGCCGGCTGATTCTGATTTCACTCAGTATGAGTTAGGTTCAGCCAGAGATATTACCCGATTGCGTGGTCGTTATGCCTGGTCAAAAGATGGATCTGATTCATGGTTCATCTCTGACCTTGAGGATGAATCGCATCCTGACCGGTACAGCGCTGAATATCGCGCAGAGTCACAGCCCGATGGCATCATTGGCATTGGTTCATGGCGAGACTTTATTGTTTGCTTTGGCTCGTCAACGATAGAGTACTTCTCCCTTACCGGAACAACTACGGTCGGCGCTGCTATCTATGTCGCCCAACCATCACTTATGGTGCAGAAGGGCATCGCCGGCACTTACTGCAAAACTCCTTTTGCTGATTCCTATGCATTCATCAGTCATCCGGCATCAGGTGCTCCATCGGTGTACATCATCGGCTCAGGCCAGGCATCTCCAATAGCCACGGCCAGCATTGAGAAGATTATCCGCTCTTACACAGCCGATGAGCTTGCGACAGGTGTAATGGAGACGTTGCGGTTCGATTCGCATGAACTTCTGATGATTCATCTGCCACGCCACGTACTGGTTTACGACGCATCAGCAAGTCAGAACGGTCCGCAGTGGTGCATTCTGAAAACTGGCTTATACGATGACGTATATCGCGCTATCGACTTCATGTATGAAGGAAACCAGATTACTTGCGGAGACAAACTGGAGGCGGTAACCGGTCAGATGCAGTTCGATATCAGCAGCCAATACGATAAGCAGCAGGAGCATATTTTATTTTCTCCTTTAATAAAGGCTGATAACGTTTTAATTAATGACCTCGAATTAGAAACATCAGGCGGCGTGTGTGATAGAATAGACAGGATATTTATATCTGCAACTACTGATGGAATTAATTACGGCAGAGAGCAAATGGTCGTAATGCAATCTCCATTTGTATACGACAATCGCGTTTTATGGCGAAGGGTCGGCAGGGTAAGACGTTTGATCGGATTTAAATTCAGAGTTATCGCAAAAGGCCCAGTTACATTATCCGGCCTCTCTATTCGTGTGACATAAATCGAAACTCAAGGAGTAGATATGTTAAGTGAAAACGCAAAGGATATTCCAGGATATGAAGGGATATATGCCGTAACAGATGATGGTCGAGTGTACTCTCACTCCCGCGTTGTTAAGGCTTCACATGGCAGTACGCAACTAAGAAAGGGGCGCTGGCTAAAACAACACGAGAATAATAAAGGCTATCTATATTTACCGCTTAGTGTTGATGGTATTAAAGTAAAATGGCTTGTGCATAGGCTTGTCGCTCTTGCTTTCATACCTAACCCAGATGGCAAGCCATTTGTAAACCACATAGATAACAATCCAAAAAACAATAATTCTTCGAATTTAGAGTGGTGCACTCAAAGGGAGAATATGAAACATTGCTCATCTCAAGGTAGAGTGAAATTTCCGGCTTTGAAAGGAGAGGATAATCCAATTTCAAAGCTTTCATATGAGCAAGTAACAGAAATAAAGAAATCAAAGGGAATTAGTCAAAGGGAGCTTGCTAAAAAATATTGTGTCAGCCAGACGGTTATTCACAACATCCAGTCTGGTAAATCATGGGGGCATGTGAATGGCTGATGATGGATTAAAAGAACCGGTCATCATTCAGGCTACTCGCCTCGATGCTTCTATCCTTCCCAGAAACGTATTCACTCAGTCCTATCTTCTCTATGTAATCGCGCAAGGTACGGACTTGGGTAACGTTGCTGGCAAGGCTAACGAGGCCGGTCAGGGGGCTTATGATGCCCAGGTTAAGAACGATGAGCAGGATGTCATCCTGGCAGACCATGAAGCCAGGATTGAAGCCGCTGAAGCAACACTCATTAACCATGAGCAGCGCATCACAGCAGCTGAGGCTACTCTTGCAGACCATGAAACAAGAATCACTGCTGCTGAAGCGGAATTGGTCGACCATGAGACAAGGATTACCGCTAATGAGGCTGAGTTAGCTGACCATGAAGCGAGAATAACCCAGAACACGACTGACATAGACGGACTCGACACGAGGCTAACTGCAGCAGAAGGAAGCATCACTACGCTGCAAACCACTGTTACTAATCATGAAACCAGAATCGATGCTCTTGAGTACGCCACGACGCGCAAGAAATCAGAGGTTATATACACTGGTGTATCTCTGGTTATCCCAACCACCAGTGCAAATCTGGTTACATTGCTTAAGGCTCTTACGCCTACCAGTGGGACGCTTGCTCCCTTCTTCGACACAACGACAGACAAGCTTGTTGTTTACAACGAAAACAAGACCGTCAACTTTAAGCTATCTCTGATTGGTTCGTGGCCTGGAGGAACAGCAAATCGCTCTATCCAGTTGACGTTCTCAGGAGCGGTTCCTGACACGTTGGTTAACAGCAGAAACGTAGCCACAACTACCGATAACGTATTGCTGTCGACGTTCTTTAGCGTTGATGTCGGCGGATTCCTTGCCACTAACGGCAGCACGATGACGATTCAATCAAACGGCGCTGCATTCACGGCCACAACCATCAAAATCATTGCGGAACAGTAATGGAAATAAAGCTCATCGATAACCCGGTGAAGCTTGCAGAATTCCTCAATAATCCAGAAACAACAGGCAATATCGTAGATAACGGTGACAAATACTACATCAAACCTGATGCGGTATATCTCGGCATCTATGAAGGTGTTTTGCTAGTTGGCGTCCATGAAGTTCGTAACTTCTGGCACAGTGTTGTTGAGTGTCACGCAATATACGACCCCGGATTTCGCGGTGAGTATGCGCTAAATGGGCACCGCTTATTCTGCAAATGGCTTCTCCAGAACTCCCCTTTCCTGAACAGCATCACGATGGTTCCTGATACCACCAAATATGGTCGCGCGATTATCCGGCTTCTTGGTGCTACGCGCGTCGGCCATCTTGATGATGCCTATATCAGCAATGGCAAGCCTGTCGGAATCACTCTCTATCAATTGCCTCGCTCGAAATATGAGGAACTCTTAAATGCTAATTCATCAGATTGCCAATAAGCACCTCAACAAAGCGGTGTATCAAAAGGGCGGTGATGGCGGTGCCGGCGCACAGGCAAAGGCCACACAAAAGGGAATCGACCTGCAGCGTGAGATGTGGCAGACGAACATGCAGAACCTTGCACCGTTTACGCCACTTGCTCAGCAATACGTTTCACAGCTTCAAAACCTATCGACGCTTCAGGGGCAAGGTCAGGCGCTCAACGATTACTACAACTCGCAGCAGTACAAAGACCTTGCAGGACAGGCTCGATATCAATCCCTGATGTCTGCTGAGGCAACCGGCGGACTCGGATCCACCGCAACTGGTAACCAGTTAGCAGCCATTGCTCCAACGCTCGGACAGAACTGGTTATCAGGCCAGATGAACAACTACCAGAACCTGGCAAATATCGGCCTTGGCGCTTTAACCGGTCAGGCTAACGCCGGACAGAACTATGCCAACAATGCTAGCCAGTTGTATCAGCAACAGGCCAACGCAGCGGCGGCTAATGCTAACCGGCCTTCCGGTCTGCAATCCGCCCTGGGTGGTGCAATGAGTGGCGCGGCTTCTGGAGCAATGATTGGCTCGGTTGTTCCTGGGATTGGTACCGCTGCGGGTGCAATTGGTGGCGGCATTATCGGTGGCTTGGGTTCATTATTTTAAGGAGTATTCATGGCTACGTGGAATCCATCATCGAATGCCGGGGGATTTCTTGCTGGTATTGGTTCGCAGAATAGCAACGCGCCTCAGGCTAATGACGCCAACACCGCCCTGGCTCTAATTAGGCAAAATAACGAAGACCAGCGTTCTGGAATAAATAATGTAGGTCTTCAGGCATTGCAGGGGATAGGGTCCGTCACTCAAGCTTACCAGCTGGGTAAGCAACAGGATGCCATGAAGGCATTTAATCAAGCGCAAGCAGATGCATGGGCAACTGGTGATAACTCAGGTCTCATTAAGTTCGCTCAGGCTAATCCAGCCTTTGTAACGCAGGCACAACAAGCGGTATCTGGACTTAATCAGCAGCAAAGGGATGAAGCAGGACACCTTGCCATGCAGGCAAACACCGCTCTTTTTCAGGGGCCTGAGGAATTTAGCAAATTCGTTACGTCAAATGCAGATGGATTGCGCCGCATAGGAGTTAACCCCGCAGATGCATTACAACTTGGGATTAACAATCCACAGCAGCTGTCGCATTTCGCTAATACCTTGGCCATGGGTGCTGTTGGCCCTGAAAAAATGCTTGATTACCAAATGCAGCAAGGGAAGTTGCAGCAAACAGGACAGATTGCCCAGGCAAATCTCAATCTTGGCCAGCAAAGACTTCAACAGCAAGCTGCTTATCAGCAGGGTCAGTTAAATCAGGGTCAGCAGCAACTTAATCTGACAGCACAAAAGAACCAGGCAGACAATGCTAACAAGCGATTTGAGTTATTGCTTAAGTCGAAAGATAACAGTGCAAAATCACAAGCTAATATGCAGTCTTCCGTGCAGAAGATGCAGGACTACGTTGGCGCACACCAAAGCAACGTTAATAACGTTTCTGGAATGCTTGATACTGTTAATCAGGTTAAATCTATTCCTGCTGATGTTTTTGACCGTGTGTTCGGATTTGGCGGGACGATAAACTCCAGCATCCCTGGAACTGAGTCAGCAGATGCATGGGCAAAGATAGAGCAAATGCAGTCACAAGCTCGATTAATGGGTGTGATTGGTATGAAAGGGACGGGGCCTGTTTCTGATTCGGAGGGGCAGGCTGCTGCTAGAGCATTCATGTCAATTAATCAGAATATGTCACCAAAAGCCGCCAGAAATGCTGTTGATAACTGGCAGAAGGTTCTTCAAAGGCAGACCACATACCTGCAAAAACAGCAACCTACAATCGACAATTATCGCCAAAAGATTGAATCTTTTAACGCTCAACAATCTGGAGGGTCATCATCTCCTAATGTTGGCCATGTTGAGGGTGGATATACATTTATTGGTGGCGATCCTGGCAACCCTAACAGTTGGAGAAAGAACTGATGGCCGGCCCGTGGGAAAACTATCAAAGCGAACAAATAACATCTGGCGATGGCCCATGGAGTAAATACTCATCATCCCAACCATCAGAGAATAACGATCCGGTTGCATCTGCTGAGCAAAAGTACGGAATCCCCCCTGGTCTATTATCCGCAGTAATAGATAAAGAGAGCGGTGGTGACCATACAGCAACAAGTGGAAAGGGAGCGATAGGGTTAACTCAGGTGATGCCAGACACCGCAAAAGGCATGGGATATGACCCAGACCAATTGCGAAATAATCCATCAATGCAGATTGATGCCGGGGCGAAGTATCTAAAGCAGATGCTTGATTCTCACGATAACGTAGCTGAAGCTTTGGCGGCTTACAACTGGGGACCTGGCAACGTCCAGAAATATAAGAGCGGCAAAAAAACTGAAGTACCGAGAGAAACTGTTAACTATGTGACTGACCCGAGATTCTCTCAGTGGACACAGCCACAACAGGCGGCACCTGGCAGCGAGGGCGAGCTATCACAACTAGCTCAGCAATCATCGCAGCCTTGGGCTCAGGAACCAACACCTCAGACTCTCACTCAGAGTGCTGAGCAGGCTGCGCGAGGTCTGATAAATGTTCCTTTTGATATCCTGCAGGGTGGTGCCAATCTCGTTAACTACGCATCTCAGAATGTTGGCGGCCCAAAGATTCTTGATGATGTGTATCGGCCTGTAGATAGGCCAACCGATCCATACGCACAAGCCGGAGAGTCGATAGGAACCTATATGATTCCTGGTGTGGGCGCAGTGCCAGCCGCAATGATTGGATCAATCGCAAACGCCGGGAATCAGCCTGGCGACTTTGCTAGCAACGCATCGAAAGAAATGCTGCTAAACGCCGCATTGATGGGGGCTCCTGCCCTTTATCGCGGGGCTAGGGGGCTTGTTCAGGGGGCCAGAGGCGCGGCATCTGAATCCGCTGCGGCAAGCGCTGCAGGAGAAGCAGTTCAACCCGTTGCGATGGATGCAGCCAATCAGACTGAAGAAACCGTCCGTAAGTTAGCAGCCCAGAGAAATCCAGATCTTGCGTCATCTCTTGATGGCCTAAACATTAACCCACAACAAGATGTGGCAGATGCTGCCGGACGTCTAGGTGTTGAATCCATACTTCCATCCCATCTTTCTGGAAACTCTCAATATCAGGCCGTAGAACAGGCGTTAAAGTCGCGCCCAGGTTCTGCGCTGAAGGTGCAGGAAGACAAGGCAATTAGTGAACTTGCATCTGGTGCTGGACGTATTATCGACGATGTGGCAGGTGCGCCAGATGCGCTGGGAATGAGCGAGAGCTACATCAGCCAGATTAACGGCCGCATGGCGGCTTTGCAGCGTCGTTCCGACCAGTTATATGGACGGGTAGATAAGGCCATGGCACCAGGAACAAAAATTGAGGCTCCTAACACTGCGTCAATACTGGAATCAGAGGCTGATAATCTCGGTGGATGGGAGAATCTTGACTCTATAGAGAAATCTGTATTTAAGGCGGTTAATCCTGGCCCTGATGGGGTTTTAACTTACGCTAATCTCAACAAACAGAGACGACTAGTTGGAGAGGCGCTCCAGAAAAATAGCGGACCATATAAAGATGCTGACAGAGCGGCATTATCAAGGCTTTATGGTTCTCTTGCTGATGACCAGAAAGCAGCTCTTGCAGGAACTGATTCCCTGCGCGACTTCGAGGTTGCTCAGCGCCTTGTACAGATGCGCAAGACGATGGAAAACCAAATGGTTAACCTGCGCGGGAAGACGTTGAATGGTGATGTTACCTACAAGGCAACCACAGCATTGCAATCTCTATCGAAGGGGAACGCAAAGGGATTTCGTGAGCTAATGGACAACACTCCATCTCGAGGGCTGAGAACTGAGCTTATCGGAACGGCGTTAAGAGATATGCTTTCTTCTGGAAAGCGAGGCGCTGACTTTAACCCTGCTGGATTTGCTGACTGGTGGCAGAACATGCAAGCTAGCGGACAGATAAGAACGCTAGCTCAGCACCTACCAAAAGAAACCATGTCAGGACTTAATGATGTCTACAAGGTTGCAAAAGCCATCAAAAATGCGAAGTCGTATGAGATTACAACAGGACGCCTCAATGAATTTATTGATCGGTTTAATCGAGTAACGGCAACGCATGAAATGGCTGCAAGACACGCTCAGAAAATTGGGACCATGGTCGGCTCATATGGTGGGCCGGTTGGGGCGTTAGCTGGCTCTGAAATGGGGCAAAGAATTGCTGATAAGGCAAGGATGGCGGGGGGCGCTGGTTCAGCTGATGCTGCTGACAAGCTAATCTCTTCCCCTGAATTTCAGAGAGCAGTCAAATCGTTACCAGCAAAGGCTCCAGAGCATGTAGCGGATAGTAGAATCAGGAGGTCGCCACAGTGGAGAGATTTCTTTGATTCGTTACCGGAAGAGGATAAGCGAACAATAGCTAGATTAGGCATTGTTCGCTGGCTCATGATGTCTAAGGAAGAATATTGATAAGCAGCCATGGATGGCTATCTAAATTTATTCCAAGGACCGCCTACAAATGTCTTCCCATCGCATCTTAATCCACTTATCGAACCATTAGAAACATCAGCTGATGAGTATCCACATACATCACCCGCCTTGTGATTGAATCTAATCACACCATTGAATTCGAGATCCGTTGAGTACACCGAGTAGGAATCATTAGATTTAATTATTGCATGCCTATCAGTATCGTTAATAATCCATAGCTCTATTTTCTTCTTCTTTCCAAACTCATCTCGTACAAACACGAATGGTTTGCTTGATTTTGTTAATGGAATTGCTTGCTCCATGATCTCCTTCTCTATCGCTTTTCTGCTCATGTCTTCAGAAACAACAACATATCCAATGTAGGAGGCTATGATAATTACGATAGCCACTACAATTATGATGCTTATCTTAAACATCCTTTTGATATCGCGATAAAAAGAACTGGTAGACCCTTGCATTGAACCTCCTTATAGAAATTGCACTCTCTTTAGCATTTAATGCTATTTAATTGGTTAATATTACCTGAGAGGTAATTTCTTATCGAGAGAACCTATAAAAGTGCGTCCATAGGTTGTTAAATAAACCCAACATCGCTCTTTAACAAACTATCATTCGCTTGGTTTTTTTAAATATGGCTTAGGCTTGCGCTTTCCATTCTCATCAACTTCATCATCCTTAGGTTTGATATCATACTTTGAAACAAGAATGTGGAGAGCGGCCTGAGCAGCTTCCTCGGCAGTTTTATTTATAAGGTGATTCAGGCTGCTTTGAGTCAACGAAATAGGAGCATCCTCATCCTCTGCGATCTCCTCAGGCCTGAGTGAGACTAACGATGTCTCACTTCTAAAGTTTAGCACTTCGTCACGGCGCACCCATTCTTCAATTGCAGCAACCATTTCAGAATTTGCTGACCGCTTGTTCCTTTCTGCCATTGCGGAAATCTTATCTTTTAGCTGCTCCGGGAGCCTGAGATTAACCTGGGGATTCTTATAACGTCGCTCTGACATGATTACACCACGAAACATAGAAATAATCGTCAAATAGTACGTATATATGTATTGACTAGCAATGCGTACCTACATACTATGTATGCGTACCACATACATATGGAGGGGTGATGAAAGTAAAAACACTAAGGATGCCTGAGTGGCTTGAAAAGGCACTAGAGCAGTCCGCCAAAAAAGATGATAGGTCTTTTAGTAATGAAGTGATTCGCAGGCTGAAGGAGTCAATGCTGAGAGATGGTGTTGCATGCCCAGAATGAACAAAGCCCCAACTGCAGCAACAGTCAGGGCTTCAAATGTTAGTAAACCGCCTAAGGAATAACCAACATGAAAAGTATAGCAAAAACGCAGTCTGATTTCACCACCTTCAAATTTGGTGAAAGTGAAATTCGCGTCATCAACAAAGAGGGTGAACCATGGTTTGTCGCAAAGGATGTTTGTGACGCCCTGAACCTCACCAACTCTCGCAAGGCTCTTACTTCGCTAGACGAAGATGAAAAGGGGGTAACTTTAGGTTACACCCTTGGTGGTGAGCAAAAACTGAGTGTTGTCAGTGAGTCTGGGATGTATACCCTTGTTCTTCGCTGTCGTGATGCAGTTAATAAGGGGTCTGTCCCTCATATGTTTCGCAAGTGGGTGACAGCTGAAGTATTGCCATCCCTCCGAAAGCATGGCGAATATGTGAAAGGGAAAAAAACAACTGTAGAAGATCGCACTCCTTTGCGTGATGCAGTAAATTTACTTGTTGGTAAGAAAGGTCTGCGTTATGACGATGCATACAATATGGTTCATCAGCGCTTTAACATTGATAGCATTGACGAGCTTGAGCTCGAACAAATCCCGGTTGCCGTAGAATACCTTCATCGTGTTGCACTTGAAGGCGAACATATCCCTTATCAAAATGAATTACCTTTAAGCATTAATAAACAGTTCAATGATAGTGAGCTCTACGATCTGGTTTGCCTATGGAGTATCTCATTAATCCTGAAAGAGGACTCTGAAGAAATTCTTCCCGCTCTCCAGTTGCTTGGAAGTGATTGGGCTAGAAAGATATCAGGCAATTTAGGAATGTTAACAGGATTTATCGATCGGGCTGGGCGCTTACTTCAAAGAGAGAGCAAGCATATAGCAACATCATCAATGCCCCCCATCAACTGGAGATTGGAGTTGGCAAGGATGCAAAAAGTCCTCGGATAGTAAAAACAACCAATAACTAACCTCGCCTTGGCGGGGTTTTTTTATGAACCTACACTTCCCTGATATCAAGCTGATATTGCTAACAAGCGGATTGTAGCTGTATACTGAACACGAAATCACCAGTGGTGATGAGGAGGAGATATGGCAGTATTTGCAGCAATGCGCATAACTAGCGAACCCAAAAAAGCACAAGATAGCTGGGATGACATCGGTCGCGCTATCCTAGGCCGCAGCAAATCTGTGTCAAGATCTAGTGTATCTTACAAGGAAGGAATGAGTCCCGAGGCCATCATTGCCATGGCGAACGAAAGGTCTTCGTCCCGCAGGAAGGCATAATTGAAAATAACTGCCACGTTATCTGATGCTTTTTTAGACGGCGAATACGATACTGATTTTGCTGCAGATTGGGGATATTTGACACCTCAAGAGCAGGCGGTTATAGCAGAGTTTATGCATAACGTAGGTAATGGTTATGCACTGCGAGGCAAAAATAAGCCTTCTTGGGTTTATGACGATTACGAAACTATTCCAGGTACAAGTGGTTATGAGGCTGAAAACTATTGGCATTATCACTGCGGACCAACATGGAATAATGCACCTTTCAAAAGCCAAACGATTGATTTGAAGTTCAACCCGGGCGGCATGCAATCTAATGAGTGCATACATTATGCAAAGGTGTCGAGCACTGAGATTGTTATCGTTGGATACTCAAGGAATCACATACCCTTCCTGAAGTCAGAAGATACACTAAACCCTTTCTTTAACTAAAACGAACCTCGCTTCTGCGGGGTTTTTTTATACCCCAAAATTTACCGCAGCTCTGCTGTGGGGATCACTTGCGTCCGGAGCACAGGAAATGTCAGATATCACCGCAAATGTCGTTGTAAGTATGCCAAATCAGCTTTTCACGTTGGCTCGCTCTTTTAAGGCTGCGTCCAATGGGAAAATCTATATAGGTCAGATTGATACTGATCCAGTAAATCCAGACAACCAAATTCAGGTGTATCTGGAAAACGAGGATGGGTCGCACGTTCCTGTTTCACAGCCAATTATCATTAATGCTGGCGGCTATCCCGTGTACAACGGTCAGGTATCAAAGTTTGTTACCGTGCAAGGCCATAGCATGGCTATTTATGACGCCTATGGAGCACAACAGTTTTACTTTCCTAACATTTTAAAGTATGACCCAGACCAGTTTAGAAGCGAACTTGAATCAAATGATGGCAAGGCAGGGATATCATTAATCGGAATCCCAGGATCCGGAACCCTTTACGATTTGTTTGGTGGGTGGACATCTCCAGAGGCGTGGGGGGCGGTTACTGGAGACGAGTCGAAAGCACACCAGAACTCCTACAGTTTCTTCCTTATGTTCGAATATCTTCGCGCTACAGGCGGTGGGATTGTATGCCTTAACCCAAGAGCAACCTATTACATCGACTTTATTAATTTCATTCCAAGTAACGTAACTATCCATGCATTTGGGGCAAAGATAGTCTGCATTAATCCATTATCTTCATATGGTAGGGGTGGCTTGGTTGTAGGGAGTTCACGCGAATTTAACTACAACTCAGCCAAGAATGCATATACATCAGGCAGCTACCCAGCATCCGTTGTAAACGGATCATTCACAGACCCATTACAGAAGCAATTTCTCAGAGATAATCAGCAGTTTGTACAATCTGAGAACGTAGTCATCAATGATCTTACTATGGAAGCAAAATTCACAAGCCCGTCATCATGGGGTGGATTTGCAATCAACTGCGTCAATGCTCAGCACGTAAGAATAAACAACATGACATCAATCGGGTGGACGGAGGCTGTTAACGTTGGGTCTGACGTTCCGCCTAATACGCCATCATGTTATGACGTGGTTATCACCAACCTAACTGTGATAAAAGCAGATTTAGTACGTACATATTATGCTGGCTTCTTTTTCGCTAACTCCACTAACTGTGAGGCATCAATTGCAACGTTAGAGACGCCGCTAACTGATGGGACTAGCAATGGAAGTTTTGCGGCTACTAACTTCACTGAGGACTGCGTTATCAGGGATATTTCCGTACCGAATTTAGGTAGAACGGCGTCATCTGAAGGGGTATTGATCAACAACAGCAAAGGTTGTCATGTAAGTAATATCCGAATGGGCAATGCTAAGTCTGCAGTGTCTACTTTTTACGTTGATGACACAATGAACGACCAAGCAAAGCCAAACATAATTGAAGGAATCACTGGCATTGGATGTGATCAAGCCCTGGCCATCACAGGAAAGTATGCAACATTTAGCAATGTAAATAGCGTTAACTGTCTGCAAGAGGTTTTATTCCGCAATGGTAATGCGACCGGAAACTACCTTAAGTTCAGACCAAAAAGCTTTGCAGTTGGTGGTTCATCAACGCAATTCCTCTTCTTTTACTTCCTGAATAACATTGTGGATGGATGGAATAGGAAGTATGCATGGTTAAGACCACTGGATGCCTTACGGTCTCCGTTTACCTCACTAACATCATGGAACTCAAACACTCAAGTAAAAATGGCAACGGCAACAACCGTGACGTTTATGCACAAAATAACGCCAGATATTAAGGCGGTCTCTGGATTTACTATGTATGGGAACTTCAGCGCCGGCGCTCAAGCAGCAGGGATTGCCAACCCAGCAAATGACTCAACAATGACAATTGAGCTCATAACTATGTCAGCTACCGATGGGAACAGCACAGCTCCAGTGGTTCTTCTCTCCTCCTACAGAAGCGCAAAAGACTCTGGAGATGGTGACTTTAGCCTAACGAATAATGCACAAACAACAGCACCTGGGTTTTTCCCTACTTCCGGTCTTGCTGGTAGTGCAGATGGAACAATGTATCTCAGAATAACCTGTGTAAATGGGGTGGCGAATAACACACTCAAGGAGTTTGGAGTTAGGTACTACGGGGAATAGGAACCAAATAGCAAGGATGCTAAAAAAACTATGGTAATTCATAGTTTTGCTTTAAACGCGTACAATTTGTACCAAGAGCCGATTGATCTGCGCCCAAGATAAAACTACTGTATATGCAAACAGTGTTTATCGGGTGGCAGATCATGCTCAGACATTCAGACATACAGAACGCATTCAGAAATTCACTTTCGCAAAACCCGAAGGGCTACGTATGCCTTCGCACCAGTGACTTCATCAGGGAATTGCGAGAGAAAGGTATTCACTTCACGGATGATGAGGCCAATCGGTGGATTGAAAGGAACCAATCGTGTTTTGCAGACAAGACGCCAGACCATAGCAATAACCGTCTGTGGATTCTGCGAAACATGGGGAGGGTGCTCTGATGGGTTTTCCCTCTCCGGCTAATGACTATGTACAGCGAGCGCTCACAGTTGACATGATATGTGGAACCGGTCCAAACACCAGAACCATAGAGACGGCGACTGGCTATGCTGTGCTTGATTTATCACTCAAGCCAAAGCAGAACAGCACGGTTATGATTTCCTATTCAGGGATAACTGATTTTGCAAAGGTGATGGGGAAGTCACTTATTACCAGGGATGGGGAAGCGATTGAAGGTGATGCGCTGGATGAAGTCGATGTTAAAGGAGTAGTGACGTTCATCATCAACCGGGCAACCCAAGACGATGATGATTGCCCGGTAATGTGAGGCAGAATTACGCTACCTTGCCATCCAGATAATCAGCCCACCATTGCATCATATCTCTGCGTGTATCGAGATATGCAGCATGGTTATAGACGGATCGAGTTCCTCCGCTGACGTGGGCTAACTGCATCTCTATGGCATCACTGTTCCAGTGCTTCTCGTTCAACACGGTGCTGAACTGGTGCCTAAATCCATGGCCGCTGGTTTGGCCTTCGTATCCAATATTACGGATGACGCCAAGGATGGCGTTTTCGCTGATGGGCTTCTTCCTGTCATTTCTGCCAGGGAAGCACAGCTCGTACTGGCCCGTGATATTTTGCAAAAAACGGAAAAGTTCGATAACCTGGTCTGACATTGGGATGACATGCAACCTTCTTCCCTTCATAACCTCAGGGTCAACGCTGATTAACCTGTTTTCGTAATCTATTCCTGCCCATACCAGCGAACGTAATTCTATTGTGCGCATGGCTGTGTAATGAAGAATCTGCGTCGCAATTTTGGTTACTATCCATCCACCATATGCATTCAAAGCACTCTGGAACTCGTGAATGCGATGCATGGGAAGGAAAGGGTAGTTTTTCTTTCTGTAACCCCTCATTGCTCCAGCAAGGTCTCTCGATGGGTTAAATCTTGCTCTTCCAGTTACTATTGCATAACTGAAAACCTCACCGCATCTGCGCCTCGCCTTATCAGCGCGTTCCATCGCTCCCCTGTCTTCAAAAAGCCTTATCACCTTCAGAAGAACCATCGGTTCAACGTCATCCATCTTCAGATGTCCGATGATCGGCAGTATGTCATCCGTGAACATGCTCATCATCTCGTCAGCATATCCCTTCGACCATACCTTTGATTTATGGGTGTGCCATTCCCTGAAGATATCCCCAAAGGTATCAGCTAGCTCTTCTTTCTCTTTCTTCTTTATGGCCTGTTTCTGTTCTGCAGGATCAACGCCGGCAAGCAACTTCATTTTTGCTTCAGACTGCTTCGCTCTGGCTTCGGTGAGTGGGATTTCAGGATAGGGCCCAATGACTAGCGTTTTTTCTTTCCCTTCGAACCGGTACCGCATGCGCCACACCTTTTTACCCGATGGGGGAACGAACAGGAAAAGACCTCCTGAATCTGCAAGGCGATATGATTTATCTGTAGGTTTAGCTGCTTCTATCTGCTTAACGGTAAGCAT